CCTACTTAACCAATCATCTAAACCTTGATGGCTTTTTAGTCCACAGGCTTCCCATGCTTCTTTTTTAGAAGAAGCACTTTCAATTAGTCTAATTCTTTCCGTTATTTTATCCGTCATTATAAATTAACCTCTTCATTTACTCTCTGTTCGGCATCGTCTTTCTTAAATACACTAACCGCCCCATTCCAAGTACCAATGGGCAACGCCTCAATACTTATGAACATGTGCGACATGTGGGGCGAGGCGAATAGCGTCCCTACCCTAACATACACGCCTTTTTTGTCTCCGTTTGCGTCCTCGTATTCTCGGACTTTAGCTTTAAGGTCTGCATAAGGCTTTAGTTTGCTAGGCATTTTTAAGCTCCTTTATCAAGGCTTTCACCTCTTTAAGAATGTCTCGTTGCTCTTCTAAGCGAGGCTGTAGTAGGTCTTGGACATGTTTACGTTCTATCACTATCACATAATGGACAAGGTGCTCTAGTGCCATCCTGTCATCATATAACCCGAAATATAGTGTCTGTAAGTTTTCATTTACTACAAAGTATTGAAGGGCTTGGTCTTGGAAGTCAAGTTGACTATCAACCCTTAGGCTGTTAAACGGGTTATAGTCGGGCAGTTTTTTCGCTCGGCGGTCATTGACTATCATTTTTAGGTGGTTTTTTGAATCAAGCGACTTATTCTCTCCCGCATAGGTAGGCTTGTCCCCTACCTCGCTGGCATCGGGAGATAGGGCTATGTTTGGGTCAACATCACTAACCCAAAATCCAGGGTCTAGGTCTAGTTTGAGTCTGAAATCTTTGGCGGTAGCCTTTAGTCCATCTTCCTGTAACCTCAAACCTCGGTCTCTTTCACTCTCGCCGTCCTTTGCAATAGCCAGATTCTCCGCTAGAAGTTCCCAGAAGCCCGCAGGAGTCCTGTCTGCCCCCCTACTTAACGGTTTGACGACTTTTGCTTTAGCTCCTGTTATAAGACCCCTACGTTGCTCTAACCACGCTTCACGGTCTTCGGTCTGACTAAGTTTTATTATCTTCATCTAATTTCTCCCTTATTTTCTCTTTAGCTCCCTCTGTGTCGTAACTCGGCACAAAGGCTAGTGAATCTTTACGGTTAAGGTCTCGTCCGAATAGTTTACCTATATGCTCGGCGGCATCTTTAATAGCAAAACTTTTAGCGGCTGGTAAACCAAGCATAATAGCATTACTCTTAATTGCCGCTAGGTCGCTTGCGTTCTTGCCTTTATCTACTTGGATTGCCACAGCTCCAGTTCCGTCTTGGTGTAGCCACTCATTTGTTATCGGGTGACGGTAGAACAACCTAACCGTGACCTCTATGGAGTTCAGTAATTGCCCAGTTTTTAATATTTCAACATACCAGTTCTGGAAAACCTGTGTCAACATCATTTCTATTTTCCCAATAGGGATATACTTAACATTTGGGGCAATAGGGTGTTTCTCAATGATAGACGGGGGCGGTTCTTGGTTGACTAATCTCAAGAGTTGGTCATTTTTAACAAAATCATCAAACTTCTCAAGGTTTCCAACGATTTTAGATAGTGATTGGGTCTTGTTGTCGCTCATACTCTGTCTCCTATATTTATTATTCCTCGGCGTATCGTGCGACCTCGCAAAATCGCATAATCCTCCATAATATTAAATGCTACAATCGCCCAGTCCCGTATTCCCTGACTGTACTGGTTTGTAGCACCTTCCAAAACTCCACCCTTCCGAACCGCTACTGTCTCTGGGCGAGACTTATCTATAACCTCTAATCTCATGTTTACAGCTTATAGGTATATTGCCAATATGTCAATAGTTACCTAGACTTATACACAGGTTTTAGCTGTTCTTTGAGGGTGAGCAGATAAACAACTTGGTCTACTGCTTCCTCAATTGCAAAGTCTAAAACTTTTAACGGGTCATTGTCCCAAAGATTACCGCCATGTTCAGCCACGCCCTTGCGATACTTGGGGTCTACTAATGAGCAGAACTCAGACTTAATATTTAATAAATGTTTCTCTTGTGATGGTTTCATAAATAATTAACTGGAATATCCAGCTCCTTTGCCCTCGCTATTTCTTTAATCGTACCCTTAGAATTTTCCCAATTAGGCAACACCCACACTTCATCCGATACCTCTAGCCAAGCCATTGAATAATTATAATATTCTTCTACTGTAATGTCCTCAAAGAATGAAAACTGATAATCAAGAAATGGACAAAACGGTGCGTAGCCTAGACCTAAAACTCTAGCCGAGGCTTTTATACCTTCTCTGATATTTTTCATTACATCTATTACGTTGTCGGCTGAATAGGCTCCGGCGATATATACTTTGGTCATGATACAAACTCTACTTTTGGTAGTTTAACTGGTGTACGAGAGTTGCACCAACCCCCACAAGCCTTACATCGGTATCTCTGATAAATGGTTGTCTTATTGTATCTAGTTCCCCTGGCAACAAGTTCACACGCCCCACACTTAGGGCAAGCCTTTACATTGTTTTCTATCAAGTTGATAGCGGGGTGATTTTCTGCCCAAGGTCTTAGGTGGAGATAAATGCGTTCAAGTAAAATAACGTCCATACGGTTATACTTGCACATCTTTTTCCATGCTTTCATATCGCCATCAAGGACATCACGCCATAGGTCAATCCCGCCCGTTCGCTCTTTACGTCCCACGCCAAGATAATCTCCTAAATCATCTAGTTTATGAGACTGAATCTTAAAATACTTACGGCTTATCTTTAGGGTGTCAATTCTTTTATGCGGTGGTGGTGGTGTTAGGTGATGAAAAAAGAATCTACCATTAGCGGTACGTTCATCAAAACTGTCCCCGTTATGTGCCACCAAAACCTCGGCACTCTCAAACAGTCTGTATAAACTTTGTACTAATTCTTTGTCGTTTTCGGGGTCTTTTTTATAAGTCTTAAAATCAGGGAGGGATACAACGTACGTCTTATTATCGCCTAACCATTTATAGGCATAAGACAGTAGGTATCCCTGTTTAACATACCATAAAACATTGGTTTCGTACTTATCCCAGATGTAGCCTAAACTCGGAGCCGTTTCTAAGTCATAGAGACATATCTTTGCCTTACGTTGTTGTGTTTCCAGCATCTTAAATTAACTTAAGCACAAACAATTTGACTAGTCAAGTAGTTGTACACAGGAATAAGAAAAGACCCCGAAGGGTCTTGACTTGGTTGCACCTTTTGTGGTAGTCTTTAGTTGTTAGATGAGACCCGAAAGGGTCTTATTTTTATAGTCCCATTTTCTTAGCAAAACCGTTCAAAAACTCTAGGCTGTTATCTTTAGACTTAATCTCGCTTCTCGCCCTATCTGCTAGTGCCTGGGCGGTCTTACGAGCTTTAGTCGCCGTTTCATATATCTCACGGCAGTTGTCCGAGCAGAAGTAGTGTCCGTCACAGCGTTTATCGCAGACGAGACACTTAGAGGCCATCTTAAATGTTGCCATACTTTTCCGTTTCTACTACCACAAATTGTCAAGGTGCGTGTGGGCTTTTGACCCAACACCAGTTTAGCACACTTCTATTGACATGTCAAATCAGGCATGTTGTAGCACCCCTGTTAGACCACCAAAACTTATCCACAGTTAGCCCCTACCACCAACTGTTGACTTAATTACAATCCATCATAAATAACAACAGACTTTTTCAACCATAAAGACTATAATAAAAGTAATCAATTTAACTAATTTAGACTCTAGGAGTTATCTATGTCTGTCACTATTTTTACCACCAAAACCTGCCCAGGTTGCCACAATATAAAGAAATATTTAAGCTATAAAGGTTTGAAGTTTAATGAAATAGATGTAGAGGAAAAACCTGACGCCAGACAAAGAATTATCAACCTCACGGGTTTTATGCAAGTACCTGTAGTTCAAATAATAAAAGACGGTAAAGTTAATTTTGTCTTAGGTAATAATTTAAGAGAATTGAGCGAAGCGTTATAAATGTACGTTTCTAATGTACGTTTTGAGTTATGGTAAACTGCTAACGGTTACTAGGTTTTGCTGATAATAGTTTAAGCATGTAAAATAGTCTATTGTCCTAGTAGCCACTTGACTTTTATAAACAATAAGGATTATTATAAACATAACTATTTGTACTATTGATTTAATATAAATAGTGTTCCTAACTAAAGAGAAACCCCACATGTAGTGGGGCTGTACTATTGATTACTTACATTATAGCACAGCATGTCAATAGTTAGTAGCCGTACTTTAAAACTTTGCAAGACTACCTTTGAGTAGTGCCGAGCTGTCCGCATTGTACCGCAATTGAGCGGGTAGGACTGTTACTAGCGGGGCTTACCGTATAGAGCAACGATTAAAACCACTAAACGTCGACTCGGCGATTGACGGGTACATTAACGACGCTTAGGGTCGCACCCTTATGCGCATAGTGTGCCCATCAAACTACTTAAAGATGCCACCTTCATTGTTTTAAATTATATAACTGCTAAAGTTTGGGAACATCTCTCACGCTAAGTGGGCGTTATTGTCTATGAATAAAGAAAGCCCCATTTCTGAGGCTTAAATTATAGGTTGTACTTTCCCTGCTATCCAACAACCCAAAAGAATACTAAAGATGATTGCGAGTGCTAGAATTAAATAGTACATAGATAGTTCCTTTTATTAGTTTAGCTTTTAGAGAGAAATATAGGTATTTAATTAGATGATCGTACCTGTCATACACGAACAGTAAAACTATCAGAGGTAATACTGGTAAGCATACAATTAGCGTTAATAGTTTTTGTTCTAGTGTTACACCGTCCCTAAATACTCTCAT